CACTCACTCAGACTTTCCTAATCTGACTAACGATGATTGGCCCACAGCCCCTTAAAACTTATTCTCCCCAACGTTAAAAAAAGATCCATTGGATGCTAATTAGCTAGGAGTTCTTATACCCAAAATAAACACGAGGTGATTTATGATTGGCGAAATAGCTATCGCTATAAAAGCGCTTGATACAGCTTTTACACTCGTGCATCGAGGTATCGAAAAGAAAAAAGAAGTCGATCAAATGAGCGCCGAAATCCGGGGCTTTTTTAAATCGAAAGAAGTAGTAGAAAAAAAAATAAATGAGGCTAAAAAAAACGACAACGATGATTTGTTTTTGGGATCTGCGATAGAAGAGGCAATCTCTGTTTCTCAACAGGAAGAGCGTATCGAAAAAATGATGGCGCGTATCGGCGCTCACTACTCTGACCAAGGTAAATCGCATAAATGGGCTGATATAAAACTTGATGCAAAAAAGATTCAGCGTAAGCGAGACCTAAAAGCCGCATCAGAAGAGAAGAAACTAAAGGCTAAAAAATTAGCTGCCTCAAAGAAAACCGCAAAGCAGAAAAAAATCCAAGATTATTTAATCGCCTTCTCCGTGCTCGGTGGGCTGCTAATCATTTTATTTGTGATGATTATTTTTATAATGAGAATTTAATATGGCATTAGTCACGCTAGATATACCGCCAGGGTTATATAAAAACGGAACAATCTACCAAGCCTCTGGACGTTGGCATGACGCTAACCTGGTACGCTGGTTTGAAAATTCTTTAAGACCGATTGGCGGTTGGCAAACAATGTCGAGCAGTCAGTTCTCAGACATATCCCGAGGAATGCACGCTTATTACGACAACGGTAATAATCGTAGAGTCATAGTAGGCACAACCTCTAATTTGTATGTCTATGCCGAGGGTAAATCTCAAACCGACATCTCCCCGGCAGGGATTTCACCAGGGCAAACAGACGGTTTGTCTCAGGTTGGCTACTCTTCACAATTTTATGGCGAATCAACCTACGGCACGCCCAGACCCGATAATCAAACTTACGATCCTTGTACGACATGGACCATTGATAACTTCGGTGCGAATACGGTTGCTTCCAATACCACTGATGGCAAAGTTTATTATTGGCAAAACGACGTTAATGTTGTGGCTGCACAATTAACCAATGCTCCAGTAAACAATCAGGGAGTGCTTGTGACCGATGAGCGCCATGTAATGTGTTTAGGTGCTGGCGGTACGACTCGAAAAGTCCAGTGGAGCTCGCAAGAAGCGGAAACCGTTTGGACCCCAGCAGCGACTAATTCGGCCGGGTCAATTGAGCTTGCGTCAGACGGTCAGATTCGTGCAGGGATCGTGGTAAGAGGTCAAGTTTTAATAATAACAGACAGTGACGCACACGCGCTCTCATACGTCGGCTCACCGTTCTATTACACGCCCGAAAGAGTAGGGTCCAACTGCGGAATAATTGCCGCTAAAGCGGTCGCTGTGACAGGTACAGCCGCTTTCTGGATGGGCGAGAAATCATTCTTTAGATACGACGGCGGGTATACAGTTCCAATTGCGTCGGAGGTCAGTGATTACGTTTTCACCAATATGAACCAAGTCCAACGATCGAAAGTGTGGGCTGTTGTTAATGGTCAATATAATGAGATTTGGTGGTTCTATCCCTCGAGCTCGAGCTTAGAAATAGATAGTTATGTTGCTTATAATTTTGAGAATGGAACGTGGACGGTAGGATCATTAGCTAGAACCTCTGGAGTGGATGCTGGTAGCTTTCAAAACCCTATTTGGGCCAGTTCAGACCGATATATTTACGAGCACGAGACAGGCTTTAATTACTCCTCAGACACGCCCTTTGCGGAGAGCGGTGCGCTAGAAATTGGCGACGGTGATCGCTTTATGAACGTTAAAGAATTGATACCTGATGAGAAGACGTTGGGAAGCACCACAGTCACATTCAAAACGGCAAATTACCCCACAGCGACAGAGACATCTACTGGCCCATTTTCTATGGCTAACCCTACCTCGATTCGTTTAACAGCGCGCCAGGTACGACTCCGCATTACCGGAAACACACTAACGGATTGGCGATATGGAAATATACGTTTAAATGTTGACCCTGGAGCGGGACGATGAAGTTATCCAGACCTCTTCCAACGTATGATCCTAACCAGCGTGCTAGTGATAATTTTTCGCTCGAGCAAGCCGACAGAGCAAATCATAAGCGCGATCAGGACATCGAAGTGGGTACTGCCAATATAATTCTAACCAGTCCTAATGGCACTCGTTATGCAATCAGTATAAGCGATGCGGGTGTTATAAGTACCGCTACAGTTTAGGAATAAAAAATGGGTACAACCACAGGGCTTCGCGGCAGTTCCATGATATGGACAGGCAGTAGTTTTAAGCCAGCCAAAGATTTTAGATTTTACGATTCATCTACATTTACACAGAACCAAGGCGGCTTTAATTTTGCCGATTCGTTGGGATCTTCTTTCGGTGGATCGCCATTCGATTCTGGCTCAAATATTTTCGGTGCAAGTAGTGACTCTCAATATGATGAGTTAATGGATGGAGTCCCAACAGGTGCGACCGCTGAAGGGACGTTACAGAACCCAAACGACATAAGAGATAACAGTACAGGGGAGTTTAAACCGTTCTCTGATTCTTCGATGGGAACGGTGGCAGGGAGTATTTTTAGCGATGCTAGTAACAACAACACAAGACCTGTCGCGGGTACATTACCAACTGCCCCAACTGAGGCGACTCTTCCAACGTTAGATCAACAAACACAAACCATTTACGACAGTGGTGCTACACCGACTGAGGTCGTTAATCAAATTGGTGATTTATATGGTGATGACACCGATGGCGCTCGTGATGTTATTTTGCGTGGAGCGAACGATAGAGAGTTAACAGCAGAACAGATCGCAGATAATTATGATTCTGACGGTGATGGTAACGGCTTTCCGCTTGATGTTCTGATCAAAATATTAACTCAAATGCCAGACAATCAAGACGCTGTAGATATTCTTGCACGCAGTCCGATGGGTGGACCGCCAGGTGCGTTTGATGCGGATGGGCAAGTTCCTGGCACTGGTTTACCGGGTAGCGGTGATCCCGGCGCCGGTGATGGACCTGGTGATGGACCTGGTGATGGACTCGGAATTGATCCTGGGGGTAATTCTCCTGATGATCCCGATATCCCTCCTGATGATCCTGGTATCACTCCTGATGATCCTGTAATACCAGAAACACCAGAAATACCAGAAATACCAACAGAACAATCAACAACCGGAGGCGGCATGGGTCTTTTCGATAGCCTGACAAAACAAGAATTAGAAATTGAAAGAGAGGCAGATCAGCAATTAAGAGGCCGCGCACAAAGTCTTCTTGGTAGTGAAAATGCAAACTCTTCACTTTTAAATCGATTAAATCAAAGTTATAGCCCATATACTGATCCTCGATTTGCCTCGCTTAATCAAGATCAAAGGGATCTGGGCACATTGGTTCGAAATAATTATCAGAATATACCCGGTAAAGATATTTTCGATGCTGCAAAAAATTATGCGACAGGTATTTCCCCAATTAATTTAACTAGCCCGACTGCAACTAACGTTGGGACTTCAGCCAACACTTTAACAACTGGCGGCCGTCAAAATATCCAAGATATTGTTGCAGGGCAGTTTGCGGGTAGCAACCTTGATCAATATATAAATCCATACAATCGACAGGTAGTTGATACTGCGCTCGGTGATATTGAACGTGCTCGACAAATGCAAAATCTTCAAAATAATAGCGCGGCGACATTGGCTGGTGCTTATGGTGGAGACAGAGCCGCTCTTGTGAATACCGAGACCAACCGAGCAGCATTAGACGCAAGTGCTCGTGTAGCTGCTGATTTACGTTCTCGTGGATTTGATCAGGCCGCTGCTTTGTACGGTCAAGACGCAGACAGAACGATGGATGCAGATATAAGGAATCAAGCAGCCGATGCGACAACGGTTCGAGATGGCATGAGTCTGGCGGCACAACTTGCAGCTAACAATCAAGAACAAGATCGATTAGCACAAAGTCAGACAGCATTAAATCAATTAGCGGCTGGAGATAATTTATTGCAAGCATTTGGTCAGGGCACTGATGCCTATCGTGATTACGTTGGTGATTTTGCCGCTTTAGGTGAAAGAGATGCTGCACGAGCGCAAAGAGAGCTTGATTTTGACTTTAATGAGTATTTGCAAGGTTACGCTTATGACGATCAGATGATTAATAATCTATTAAAAATGTTCCAAGTCAGTCCACAAAATCAAAAAGAAATAAGATCATTTGATGAAAATATGTCGGGTGATTTAAAAAACCTCATAGGACTACCGGAAGCATTTAACGACGGTCTAACAGGACTTGGTAATGTTGTAGATGGTGTTCGTGATGGTTACGGATTTGTAAAAGGTCTTGGCGATCCTAATAAATTATTTGGGTAAAAAATATGGGTAATATATTTGAAAAAATTGGTAAGGCGCTAGAAAAGGGTGTGCCGGGTTTAGAGCGTGTAGGTAGCGGTATTGGTGATTTAATCGCTAGAAACGCAACGCCCCCGACTGTCCCTGGAATGGATTTGTCGCCAAGCCAGCAACGAGGGCTTTTGACAGCGCGGATCAATGATCGAATGATTGGTCCAAATGTAACTAGGGGTAATGAAGATGATTTTATTAATCGTATAAGAGCTAATAATTCAATTGCGGGTATGCAGAATGCGATGCGTGGTCTTAATTTAGACCCAGCGTTGAAAGGGATTATTAATGCACTGCCTCCGGCTGAGATGAGCGCTTTTGGGAGGAATTTGGCAGAAGACTACTTAAATGTCAGTTCCTCAGACGATCCATCTGCGGTACGAGAGTATAGGTATTTCCAAGGTTTGAAAAATCCAGACGGAACTCCTGATATAGCGGCACAAAATAGGTTTATGGCATTAAAAAGAGCAAATCCATTTATAAACACAGGTAGTGCATTAGTTCAGCCTTCACCGACTGACCCTACTCAAAACCTCGCAGAAAGAACACTTGAATATGGTCCAGGTGAGTCGCCAGAAGATCAAGCCGATATTGAGCGAGCAAAAACGTTAGCGGGTACTGGTTTAGATGACGTTCTGAGTCCAGCACAAAAAGCAATCGATGAAAATTTCGCTAAAATATACACTGACTATGAGTTTGACGGCGGGAGACAAACCGCGCAACGAAACTTGAGCGTCATGGCGGGGGCAATAACTGATTTACAAGCTACGTTATCACCAGAAGAGCAGGGAGAGGTTTTTGGATTTGATCCAAAAGTAAACCCTGAACAATTAGTAATCAGAGAAGACGTTCCAAATTACTCCGGTAATTATTTAGGCAGATTCCCAACTGATGGTTTTTTGGGAACCCCAAGAGGAATGCTTTATTCTGAATCTGTAGATATGGCTGATCGGATCGCTGGTGTAATTCAACAAGGTTTAAGAGATACATTAGGTGCACAGTTCGCTGAGAGAGAAGGCGAGTTAATGATCAGGAGAGCTTACGATGATAATCAAGAAGAGGCCGTCAATATAAGACGCCTGATGCCTTTGTTTAACTTATTTCAACAGGGTATTGTGGAAAAAAATCGAACGGCTGATTATTACCAACAAAACGGTACATTAGTAGGCTTTGAACCCAATCAAGAATTTAATTTAATAGACGGTGAAGGACAAGAAGGTTTCCTTAATCAACTTTTCGATGCTGTTGGAGGGCGAGGCGACGCCACAAGTGGTGGATATTCAGAGTTGCCATTCCTTACTAGAACTCAAGCATTGAAATTAGAGTCCGGTGAAGAGTTAACTGATGAAGAATATGAAACAATGACGCTTGACCAAGTACAACAAATAACCGACATACAAGCGGGAATTAGATAATGGGCGCTAGTGACGTATTAGCTAAGAAAAAAGAAGAGCGTAATTTTACTGGCGCTAAAAGTAGAACTTTGGCACAAGGGCTTACTTTAGGTTTTGGTGATGAAATCGAGGCCGCTGTTAGAAACCCTGGTTTACTTATTGGTTTAGATAGCTCAAAAGAAGAATACGAAAGAGATCTCAAAAATAGCAGGGAAGCGATAGCTAATTATAGACAGGATTACCCAGGCAGGTCAGCCCTTCTGGAGATGTCTGGAGCCGTTGCACCTTTCGTTGGTTCTTTGCTTGCCACAGGTATAACTGGCGGCGGTTCGACAGCCGTGACAGCCCCAACGTTGGGTAGGATGAGTCAATTAGCAACAAGATTACCTGGTTTGTTAAGAGGTCCAGTGGCAAAGGGAACAGCTATAGGAACAGCCGAAGGTATGGCGTATGGAGTGGGAACTCAGGAAGGTAACATCTTAGACCGTAATTTTCTAAACCGTGACGCCCTCGTTGGTGGTGGTTTTGGCTTCGCGCTTCCAGCGGCATTGAAGGGTGGTGGTGCAGTTATGAATTCGCGCAGAAATCCGGTCACTAAAGCTGAAAAATCTTTTGAGAATTTATTAACGAGCTCTGGGGAAGATGTAGATACTGCTTTAAATAATATGGTCCAATCGCGGAATTTTGATAAGCCGCAAATGGTAGCCGATTTCGATGACCAACTTACCGGGAGGCTTGCTGCTTTACAGGGCATGACCGGGCCGCAAGGTGGAGAGATAGCAGAGCGGTTGGTTAATAGAACAGCGCAACAAAGTGAGCGTGTGGTCGATGATCTTACAGACACTACAAACGTTCCGTTACAAGATACTGACAGAAAGGCCAGACAAGTTGTTGCAAAACGAAGAGCGGAAGCGCAGCCATTATATGATGCGGCGTATAACTCAAAAGCAGGGCAGAATATTACCGATCCGATTATTGTCGCTCAATTAAAAAGCGATGAAATGAAAAACGCCTACAACGAGGGCAAAACCATCTATGACGCACAAAACAGAGCAAGGGCGCTGCGGGGGGAAGAAGTATTACCAGAACTGCCAAACTTTCCTGAGTTTCAAGACGGCGCTGAAGTAATTTTTGGTCTGCGTGAGTTAGATAATATTTACCGGGGAATGAGAACACAGGCCGACACTGCTTTTAATTCTGGCAATCCAGCCCTCGGTAATGCAATAAAGGAAGAAACAGAGGCTTTTGTAAATAAACTTGATGAGTTAGTTCCAGAGTACAAACAAGCTAGGCGGTCTTTCCGGTCTAATTCTGATGCTTTCCAATCATTACAAGACGGTCGCAATTTCTGGAAAAAAGGTAATGTTAATGCTCGTACTTTGAAAGAAGATTTAAAAGGCTTAGACCCAGCAAGCCAAGATCTATTTCGCATGGGTGCTGTCGATCAATTACGACTTGATATGAGGCAAGCAGTCAAAGTAGATAACATGGGTTCTGTTGATATGGTCAATAAATTCTTCTCTCGAGGAGATCAAAGAGACAGAGCTAGATTACTATTTGAAGATGGGCCAAAGGGAGATAAAGCATTCGCGCAATTTGAAAACAATATAAATCAAGAAGCTCGTATGATGGATACTCAGAGAAGAACCCAAGGAAGCCGCACAACGCCGCTAAGAGAACAAGTAGAGCAACAGAGAGCAGAAGAAACGTTATTCAGTTTTGATCCAGCACTAGGTTTAACTGGAAATTTAAAAAGAAAGTTATTCGATAACGTAAAAAATAGGGTCACCGCTGGTGCTCAACCTCAACGCCAGGAACTAGCAAATTTATTGATGGACCCGGTTGCTGTAAGAGGGCAGAACAATGCTCCTACATTGTCACCACGACTGAGGCAATTCCAAAATAATTTACTACAGAGAAATCAGCAAGCAGATCAAATACGAAATCTCTTAAATAGTCGAAGCGCGGCGATGGCGGCAGGGACAACTGGTTTGTTAGGCACGATAGGAAATCGGGATTAATTGCTAGACCGATAACCCTCCCAACGTATAGAGACAATCCTGAAACTCGGCCGCTTTTTTGGCCGCTTTTTACACGGTATGCTTATGATTGTTTATGACGCGCTTATGAGTGTATTGCTCTAAAAAGTCAGTAAACTCAATGGCTTGCAATAGCCTCATAAAGGCATCAAAAGCACTCAAATACTGCGGGTCGCGAGTTCGAATCTCGTTTCCCGCTCCATTATTTTATCAATTAAATCAATAAGGTAACTTTTCACTAGGGTCGAAAAAGGCGTTTCGGCCGCTTTTGGGCCGCTTTTTGATTTACAAGTTCGCAAAATCCGACTCCATTAAGCTGTCATCTCCACCATCATATTCCGGTAAATAATCAGCGTAAGTCTTTAGGAAAGTTTCCTTATCATGTCCCAATTGCTTTGCAGCTTTTGCCGGGTTCACTCCCTTCGATAACAGTTCAGTTGCTCGTGTATGCCTAGTAGTTTTCATTGGGCGATAGTCAACACCAGATTTCTCATGTGCTTCTATCCAGGCTAATCGGAAACGTTTAGGCTTTTTGTAATAGTCACCATTCGGCTGCGGAAATACAAAGCCTTTACCCCAACGTGTCTGTGCCTTATTGATTGCATCAAGCGCAGAACCATTCAAAAGAACTTCTCGCCCCATAAAGTCAGTTTTGACTCTCTCCTCAATCCGATAATTTGAAATACAACGTTGGACGGTTGCGATAGCCCCATCGATGTCGGACCATTTTAATGCCAGTATTTCTTGATGACGCATCCCGGTTGCAAAGGCAAATTGGAAATAGTATTTACTGTCACCGCGCAATCTGTCCAGAATCTTGATAATCTCAAGAGGTTTATAAGGCTTAAACTTTGATTGCTTGCGTGATCCTACCGAGGAGGTATCTAAGACACCCTTGCAAGGATTAGGCTGGATTTCAAAGTAATTGAATAGCTTACTCAATGGGCCTAGTAAATTCTTCCTATACTTTGGTGACCAATCTCTGACAAATACTGCTTTTTTGCCAACCCAACCTTTCTCATAAAAAAAGTCTTCAAGATCTATCTTAGTAATTTCGTTAAGGCGGCGATCTGCGATGAGTGGACCCCAAGTGTTACGCAAGATTTTAGAATAATCTTCAAGTGTTCTATCAGTGGGATTTTTCAATCCCCTCAACAAGAACTCATCAACAGCCTTTTCAAAGTGGGTGTACGCTTTAAGGATTTGCTCTGGCGTTTCTCTCTTCTCATGCAGAGGATTACCTAGTAGCAATTTAGCAAGATAGCTGTCTCTAATCTTTTTGACACGATTAAGATCAGATTTTTTAGTCACGTCCGAGTCAACTATTACTTCATCGACCACGGTTTTTTTGGATTTTCTAATCTGAATCCGAAACTTACCATTCTTTTCGATTATGTTTGGTTCACCGTCCCATATTCTTTTAGCCATTTGTTCACCTCCCGCGAGTTTACAAAAGTTTGTTTGCCTACTGTTTTATAATGCGTCCCTTTAGTCCAGTGTCGCGACATCCAGTTCGTTACAATTTTGTCAGTTATGCCCATCTCTGTAGCGTATCGTTTCCTATGCACAAATTCTGAAGTCATTTTATTCTCCTAATATGGCACATCGTCATTGAAAAACTTATCAAGGTCAGCCGTCGTTGGCTTCTCTGCCAAGCTTGCGTTAGACCCTTCAGACTGTTTCTCTTTACCAATTTTCCCAGAGAGGAACCCTCCGTTTTGACCTTTACGGTTATAAGCGTTTAAAAAATACCACTTCCCCTCAATATTAATCGAACCAGACCAATCAGCGTGCCAATCCTCTTTTTTCTCTCTCTGTGGGTTCAGAGTAAAAGTTCCAACGTCATCGTATTTCTTATCCATTCATACTTCTCCTTTTGCTAACTCTCTCGTTGAGTTCATTAATAAATTTTTCTGCCTCTTCCATCATCAACGCCATGCGTTCTGAATCAATTGGAAAAGGTATAATCATTAGTTGCTGTGCTTCTTCAACCCGAGGATCGTATTGCACGAAGTCAACTTCCGTCGCTCCGACACACGCTGCTTGGCATAGCATTTGCCATTGGTAGTCTGAATTGATTTGATCGATCCACCGCGTATCTGTTTTCGGCACACCCTCGAGGTTTAACTGAATAAGGGCATCGTGCTTATCTGAGTATGGGCATTTAATTTCAATGAGTTTATTTTCCAAAATCAGTTTGCCATCTGGGCTTGCTGCTAATCCTTCCAACGTTGGGTGGTCAACAAGTCCCATCTCTTCTATCGAATCTCCTGTAGCTAACTCGTAAGCTCTCCGCGCATCTGGCTCGTATTTTGTACCCCATTCCATCGCGGTCAATTGTGCTGAACCAAATGTTTTTTCGCGCCTAATATCAAAATTTTGATTCTGAAGTTCAATAAGTAAATTTTCTCGTGCCGCTAAATAACCGCCGCGCTTACCTGGCATAATGTGTCCAATAACACTAGCTGTGAGTTTCCCCATTCGAGCCTCAAACCATTCTTCACTTCTCTGCTTCAACAACCTGACTCCTTGCCTGTTTTATAATGTCAGCCCCTGCCGAAAAACGTTTCTTATAGTCTTTGTCCAGTCCTTTAAAATCCTTACCCTGTGTTATATCTTTGTATTTTTTTGCAAGCTCTTCTTTAGTTTTGGTTTTCATTAGGCTAAAGATTGCGTCGGCAATCATTATTTCTGACTCTCCTTTGGGCTCTGGCGCGACAAATTCTTTAACAGTATTAGATTCCTCTTGGCCGTCAACGTCGTCAGGGTCTTTCTCGAAGGTTAGATTAAGTAACAGTTGAAGGTTGTAACGTCTCCAGTAGGTAATTTTCCGTCCATACTCTTGCTCAAATCCCGGTCTATCTAAGACGCTTGATCCGCTCGTAGTAATAGAAGACCCAGAATTCACATGGATTATTGTTGTTTGAACATCAAGGATAAATTTATCTTCAATAACGCGGGTGGAAGAACTATTGCTAACGATCAGCCCTTGTTCTTTTAAACAATGCTTAATGGCTCCTACAAGTGCTTTGAGCGATGCAAACTTCCAACCACGGCCAGAAGCATCGACCGTAGAATCAACCTCAATCGGACCGATGGCCTCTGCCACGTTCTGGAGTGCAATGTGTAACATTATATTTTCATTTCCCATCTATATTTACCTCATTGTTTTTGTACTTTTTATACACTTAGCTGACAAAAAA